AGGAGACCAGCTAGCTCTTAACTTTCTTTCAGTTACAGAAACTGTTACTGATTGAAGGTCGAAAGATACTTCACCGATTTCTTCTTCGAATTCAAGTGAACTGTATTCTCTCCATCTAACTTGTAAGTCAGATGCTGCTAATGATGTGTCTGCAGCCACAGTGTAGTCTGTGTATCCAGTTGTTACACCGTTATATTTTTGTAAGTCAACTTGAAGGTAGATAACACCTTCAGCGTCACAAATGTTGTCATATTTACCAGTTCTACCAGTACCTTTACTTCCGTATTCTACAATACCTTTACCGTATTTTTGAGTTACAACGTTGAAAGGAATGTTAGATGATGCGGCACCTAAGTGAGTAGTTAAACTACTATCTAAACTAAGTACTGTTAATGAAGCTAAGAATTCTTCAGTGTCCATAACTTGACCGTTAGGACCTGCAAGTTTAGCTGCTCCATCGTAAGTAGTGAAACCAGAAAGTTTTAAGATTACACTTGAAACTGAAGTACCTGAAGCGATTGTTGCTTGAGTTGACGCAGTACCGTTACTGAATGTTACGAATTCAATAGAACTACCTGTAACAGTTGTAAAAGTACCTTTTGAGTAATCGAACAAACCTGAATCTACTGAATCACTTGACTCATAGAAACGGTCGTACAAGTTATTACCTGTGTAACCTGCAGCTGGGTCAGTCTCATCACTTGGGAATCCGTAAGGTTGACGGTGTGCATTTTGTGCCGTTCTGTCTTGGATTTTAGGTACGAAGTAGAACAAGTATGAAGCTTGGTTTTCATACAATTGTGCGATGTTGTCTTTTTGGTGACCGTTAAGACCCTCAAGGAATCCTAAGTCGTCCCATTTTTTGATGGTATCTTCTTTGATAACACGAAGGTGCTTAAGACCGATGTTACCAACCATACCTGATTCTAATAATGCTCCCATTTTAGTATTGATTTTTAATTTTTAAGTTTATTGTTTATTTTAATTTCGACATCAAATCTTTCATTCTCTTGAATTGTGGATTCTCATATGCTTTAGATTCCGACAATACTTTTTGAGATGAAGAAGAAGTTGGTGCCGTAGTTATTTTATCAACCACTGATTCAGTCACAGGTTTTTTAGTGTCTAATTCAGTTTTTATAGAACTATATAAGTTCTTAGACTCTTTCAAGGTTGAAATTGAATCGAATCTCTTTAAGATGTTTAACTTCTCTTGTTTGGTGGTTGAGTGTTCAGTAAACAAACGAGTGGCGTAAGCTAAGTTGGCGTTAAAGACAGCAACTTCGTTCAACTTTTCTTTGAATAATACAAGAGCTTTCTTGTATTCATCATTTTGTTTTCTAAGTTTGCTAACTTCTTCGTTGATTTCTTCTCTCTTATTACCAGCTTGGAATTTCTTTTTGGATTTAATTCCTCCATGATATCCATTACCCATAGTACGAGCAGATTCCTCAACGTCGCCTTCGATAGAATCATCACCTTCTTCGTAAGTTTCGTCAACATATTCTTCTAATGATTCACCACCTAAGGTTTCATCATCATCTTCATATGACATGTCTTCGTTTGTATCATCAAGTTCGATTTCGTAAACAGTTTCTTCAGAGTCATCCATCATTTCTTCCAAAGACTCATCGGAATATTCTGATTCATCACCTTCTCCCAAATTTTCATCGGAATATTCTGATTCATCACCTTCTTCTAAATCTTCTTCAGACATCATAGTTTCATCTAAGTCTTCTTCACCTAACTTAATGATATACTCATCATCACCATCAGACAATTCAATGTGGTCATCATCTTTTTTCACGATTACACCATCTTCAGGACTCATTGCTTTGAATACTTTTAAAATTTCGTCTTCATCAGCTCCTGTCATATCAACAACGTCATTATCATCTTCGTCATCTCCGAATCCGCCCATGTTAAACATATTACCCATGTCGTCATCGTCATCTTCAGATGAATCTTTATCAGGAGTAGGTTGTTCTTTAACTTCCTTCTCCTCATCTTCCATTGATTCTTTCAACAAATCACCTAGTTCTTGCTTCATAGTAGATGCAAGTATACCTTTTGCGTTTGCTTTTACTGCCTCTTCAAGAGTCTGTACTTGAAGTAATGCTTGTTCTAGAATGGATTTTTCGCTCATTTTATTAAATATATTTACCTATAAATATGTCGATAATGTAAAAAAATACGGATTATAGTATGATAAACTATATTAAATTCTTATTTACCCAAATAAGTATCCAACTTAGACATCAAATTTTTCATTCTGTCAGAGTCGGCAGGTTTATCTTGAATTGATTCTTGGTATTGGTCTCTGTCTTTTAAATCAGAGAATACATATGCACCTGGTGTGCTTGGAGATGATACTAAATCAAAACAAACTAATTCAAAATCTTCTTGAACTATGTTTTGTCCTTTAATATTTTTTAATGACCCAACACCTCTTGAAGAAATACCAAGTGTTGCACCATTCATAAGTAACATTGCTGCTTGGTCACCTTTGGTACTAACGATACCCATTTTTTTCCAAGCGGGAGATGTAAACAATTTAATCTTACCCATTAAGATTTTCCCATCCCACCATGTTTCCAATATGGAATGAGAAACTCTATCTAAATCGATAAGAGAAGATGTTGGGTGATTTAACTCATTAAGAGCACTTCCTTTTTTTATTAAGGTTTGATATTTTTCGTTTTCTCTTTTTAATATGTTTTCAGGATATATTCTACCATTTTTATTTGGTGTGTCATATTTCTGCAAAACAGCATAAAGGACTACATCTTGCGAGTAATCCACGTCTTTCATCTCAGAAATTATTTTCTGATTTTCTAATGGTGAGATATATCCGGCATCGTATTCAATTAGTATACCTTTACCGGTTTCATTTGGCCCGAGTATTTTCATCCAACTTTTTTATAATAAATACCCCGAATACTGAATTAATTCTTTTTTTCAAAGAAATTAAATAAAGTTTCGTCCGTTAAAACGGTATCTACTATAGATTCTGATAAGTTGGATATAATATTTTTAACCTCTTTTGACCTTACATCAAAAAACTTCTCTACATATAAAGTAATTTCAAGGTCCATGAATGACCTTTTATTTTCTTTTATGCCATTAGTTTTAATATCTAAATCGACTATTGATTCTTTTTTGAATAAATCAGAATTCAAAGAATAAATTTTTTCTTTGATTTGTCTTCTGGTTTTCGAGATTAACTTATCAAAGTCGTGGTCGATTATTGTGGGTTGGGTCCATGAGTTTAGTTGAATGTAGACCGTTTTTAAGTTCTTATAATCAACAGTACCATACCCAATCTTTACATTATTGTGTACACCTATTGAAATAAACTTTCCTTTTTTCATTTAAATTTATCATACTTATATATTTTATGGTGTATTTAAAATATACAGAATAAACTTAACAAATCAAAACTTTTCAATTATATTTAAAAAAAACATATGATAATCGTAAACGTCAATAAAGAGAAGAACCTTGAATCCGCATTAAAGAAATACAAATACAAGGTTCAAAAGACTAAACAAAACGATAAATTGAGGGAAAAACAACAATATACTAAACCCTCAGTTGCTAAAAGAAGTAAAAAGTTAAAAGCTATCTACAAACAACAATTGTTTACAAATCAAGAAAAATCAAATTAAACCGCGTATTTTATATTAAAGTTATTTACCAACACCGCATTTAACAATGAATGGTTTTCAATTTGAATTGGTGAAGGTTCAACAACTTCTTTTTTCTTTTCAGAAATTAAATGATTTATTAAATTTTCTCTGGCGTCAATTTTAGATGCGATATTGTGCATATTAGACTCTTCAGATAAGATATCTAAGTCATTATATACTGAAGTATTTTCCACAACAACATCTTTGAGAGATTTACCGAATTCTTTCATTTCTTTTTTCAAAGATTTCATTTTATCAATCAAAATCGGTTCAATAGATTCTACATACAATTTAGCTTTATCTCTACTTGTAATATTAAGATTTTCTATGTTTTCATAAAACATATACATCTCAACCAAAGATTTATTTGATTTTAGTTTTTTTACCAAATCTTTAATTTCACTCTTTTTATTAGAGGTGTACGATTCGGTTAATTTTGTCAATAGTTTTGTTTTTAATTCACCAAAGTTTGTCATTTCAGTTATTCGTTTAAAAAGTCTTTTAGTTTATTTTCTATTTCATAAATATTCTGTTGAGCTTTATCCATGTTAAATAAATCTTTTAAATTTTCATTTTCACCTAACATGCTCAATATATTATGTTTTTTAGTTTCATTTTCACTCAATGGAGCTTCACCACCGGCTGGCGGTGGAGGTGGAGGTGCTCCTCCTCCCATATCTGAACCCATTCCTCCTCCTCCTTCAGGTGCTTCACCACCTTCTTGTCTTTCTTCTTCAGGTACACCATACTTAGAATCCACATCATCAAATACTCCTGAACGTTTAATTACATTTTGTGTATTTGTTAATTCAAATCCTATCGCTCTTTCAAGTCTTTGTTGTTGTAAATCCAACACTACTTCACTATCACTCATACCAAGAATATTCTTCTTAGCCCATGTATGTGAAACAGGAAGAATACCTATTTGAGATTGGTCTGATGTTGCATCTTTATACAAGGTTATTTTTTCTTTCCACTGTTCAATTCTTAATAAATCAGACTGAGCAGATGGATTGGTTAATGATAATGTAAAGTTGTCTAATTCGTCCTCTAAACCAAGTAAATAAAGATGGATTAATGCAATCTTATTTAATTCTTGAATTACTGATTTTTGAATTCTATTAATTGTTCTTGCAAAACGTATATCCATTAACGCAAGAGTCTTACCATCGCCCACAACTTCTTCAAAACCTAAGAATGCTTTAGGAATACGAAGAGCCGCCAACATTTTCTTTTGGATGTATTCAATATCCGCAATCTCACCTAAATTTTGAGCTCCCGCCAAAGTTTCAATTGGATTTGTTTGAGCGGGGTCACGAACAGGTATGAAATAATCTTGGTCTACTGCCATTTGATTATATCTCATATCCACCTGACCGTTTCTTGAGTCTACTATTTGGTCTCTTTTAAATTTGTTTGCAACACGCTGTACATATGCTTCGATATCTTTGTCATCCATGTTACCAACAAAGATTTTGAAAACTCTTCTTTCAGGTGCTCTTGTTGTTCTATAAATCAACACAACCTATGATACCCTTTTCAGGGTCAATTTTCAGGTAAACGAAGTTGTCTCCATACTTACACACACCTCTTGTCCACATTTGTAGATTAGTGTTTAAATCTAATCTATTCATGAATAAATCCTCAAGAATACTTTTAATTCTTGTTGATTCTGAAAATATGGTTAAAATTTCACCCTTTTCGGATAAAGTTGTTGATTCTTCAGCGTAGATGTCTAATGCCGCAGAAATTTCAGGAGTAAACTCCATTGATTCATAATCGTAATATGCCGATAACCTGTTAGGTTCATAGTATACCGATTGGTTGTAAAGAGATTGGTCGAGTTTTGTCCATTTATCTGCGATGTATTGGCTTTGTTGTGCTTGCAACATCGCTTTCTCATACTCTTCTCGACTATTTGTTTTTAATATTTGCTCTTTGTCAAAATTGAAAGACGGAGCTTCTTCAGGAGTTACCTTATTAGGAAACCCAAACACCTTTGTTAATCTCTGAAAAACCGTCAAATTACTTTCTGCCATGTATATAAATAGTTTATGAGAATATAATTAATTCTGTTATGATAATAAAGGATTATCTTTTTTTACCAAACAACCATGCGTACTGTTGGTAATTTTCTTTTGTTGCGTTATTAGTGTGTCTTGATTTTCTTTTGTTGCGTTATTAGTGTGTCTTGGGATACTTGGGTCATTATCCATGGACATTGAACCTATTTGGTCAAAAGCGGTACCGTAAGAATAAAATGATTTGTTTGGTTCGTATGTTCTTTCAGACAAAGTCCACGATTCCAACATTGCTTTATTTGCGTTTTCATTTTTAGTTAATTGACTAAAAGATATGTCACCAACATATAAAGCCATAGACATACTCATAATTGCATCGTCATGAGCTCCTTTCATATGGTCAGGTCTACCATTTATATAAACAAACGTGTTTAATTCGTTCATTAATCTTGTTGACCTTACCTGAAACCCCTTTCTTAACTGTTCCTCGAACGCGGCAACAATTTGTGTTCTTTTATTGTTGAAGTTTAATCCGGGAATTTTCTCCATTGCTTTTGAATTATACTCCCAAATATTCTTGGTATTAATACCATCAATGTAAAGATTTTTGTAGTTCAATTCCTGTAACTTCCTTGATGTAGCAACACCCATACCTCCTGTAATATCGACAACAATAAACGCCTCATATAAAATACCCCACTTGTATGCGATGGATGCTAAATCATCTGGTGGTATTTTTCCAATATATTCCGCAACTTGTTCCCTCTCATCAAAATCAATAATGTTAATTGATGAAAAGTCTTCACTATCTCCACGGGATACGTCTACACCCATAATATACTTGTGACCTTGTATTGGTTCTTTCCATTGCCAAAAGGTACCCTGCATATATTTTTCTTTTGGGTCCCTT